AGAATGTGTAAAAATCCAGATTGGGGCATATGAAAAGTACAATTAAATATTACCGGGGCATTTGCTCCGGGTTACATAGCCACCTGTATTTTATGGGTGGCATTTTTACTGAAAGGGGGGATAGATTTTATGACAGCAGAAGAATACAGAGCACTATTAGATGTGGATTTTAACAATGTAAAAATAGAAGATCTGACTGATATTAGAAAAATTAAAATAGATAAAAATCAGCCACAGAGTAAGAGGCAGGCACAGTTCTTAAAACAGGTGGGAAATCCATATATGCTGCGTCGTGGAAGTATGATGATTAAGGTAAGCTTTGCGAATAATGGACTGTCGATGGAACAGGCATTTGAAAATCTGCTTTTGAATGTCTGAAAATTTGTGGTGGAATTTCAAAGTGATATGTGCTATGATGTTTTTGGTATAAAAATTCTAAATTAGTGCATATCACCTTATTGAAAAGTTATCTTCTAACTTAAACAACAATAGGAGGATGTGCATATGAGTCAGATAAGTCAGATCAAAAAGATCTATCATGCAGCCATCTATGTTCGTTTATCGAAGGAAGATGGCGCTGTTGCTTCACATGAAAAAACTGAGAGTAACAGTATCGCAAATCAGAAATCACTGATTAGAGATTTTCTCGAAAACAAAAATGATATTGAGGTTGTGCAGGAGTATGTTGATGATGGTTTCAGCGGCTCTAATTTTGAGCGACCGGCATTCCAGATGATGCTTGAAGATATTAAGAAAGGCAAAATTGATTGCGTTGTCACTAAGGATCTGAGCAGATTCGGAAGAGAATATATAGATTCAGGTATGTATATTGAGCGATTATTCCCTGCTATGGGAGTAAGATTTATTGCAATCAATGATGGTATTGATTCCGGAGAGGCAAAGTCGCAGTCAGATGAGATTATTATTCCATTCAAAAATCTTATTAATGATGCTTACTGTCGTGATATTTCAATTAAGATACGTTCACATCTTGAAATTAAGAGAAAGCAGGGAGATGTAATCACGGCATTTGTGCCATATGGATACAAAAAGAATGATAAAGATAAGCACAAACTGGAAATTGATGTATATGCAGCAAATGTTGTGAAAGATATTTTCAGAATGAAGTTGCATGGAAAAAGTCAGGATGCAATTGCATGTGAACTTAATTCATCAGGAATACTTCCACCGGCTGAGTATAAAGCAAGCACAGGAAGCAATTATCAGACATGCTTTAAGACAAAAGAAAAGTCGGAGTGGACTTCAGTCATGGTAAGGAGAATCCTTACAAATGAGGTTTATATAGGTAATCTCGTACAGGGAAAACAGACAACACCGAATCACAAGGTCAAAAAGACCATAATCAAAGAAAAATGCGAATGGATAAGGATTGAAAAGAACCATGAGCCGGTTATCACGGACAGGGATTTTGAAGTAGTACAGAGATTGCTTGCAATGGATACAAGAACATCACCGGACAGAGAGGAAGTTTATCCGCTGTCAGGGGTAGTTACCTGTGGCGGCTGTGGGATTCCCATGGTAAGAAAAACTTCAAAAGTGGGTGGTAAAACTTATGCCTATTATCTGTGTGCAACCCATAAGGATTCAAAGCAGTGCAGTTCCCACAGAATTTCCACGGATAAGTTGGAAGAAGTGGTGCTAGAGCTTTTACAGACACACATTGATAACATGATTGACCTTAAAAGAATTCTTTCTTTTATCGGCAACGTGCCGTTTCAGCAGCTTGATATGAAAAAGCTTGAGGAAAGGCGTGAAAAGAAACAGGCAGAAGTAGACAGATGTGCAGATCTCAGAGGAATGCTTTATGAGGATATGAAGGATGGTATTATTTCAAAGGAAGATTACAAGGAACTTCATGCAGCATATGAGCAGAGAAAAAAGAATGCTGAGATTGCTATTCATCAGATTGAATTGGAAATGGATGATGTGTTGAATCGTAAGAGCAAAGGCTTTGTATGGCTTGATTATTTTACGGAACATAAAAACATTGAGAAACTCACGAGGGAAGTGGTTGTATCTCTTATCCGTGAAATAAAGGTATTTGATAAGAATCACATTGAAGTAGTGTTTGACTTTGATGACTGCTACAAGGAATGTCTTGATGTAATAGAAAGTCAGGGACATTTTGTTGAAGTGGACAGTACGGGAAAACTGAATATCAGATTAAAGGAGGCTGTGTAGTATGGCAAGAAAGAGTAGAAAAAATACGCCGATTGCAGTTGCAGAGCCAACTGACAATCTGACAACAAAAGCAGTTTTAAGCCTGGATAAGGAGGCAAAACCATATCAGGTTGGAATCTATGCGAGACTTTCATTCGAATCAGAGGCGAATAAGGAAAGAGATACTGTAGATACACAGATTGCATATATCAGAGAGTTTATTAATGGGCAGGATGATATGGTAGAAGTTTGTGTGTATGCTGATATATCTGTTACAGGAACAACTTTTGAAAGACCGGAATTTGACCGTATGATTCATGATATCCGGGCAGGCAAAATCAATACTGTTATTACTCGTGATCTTAGCAGACTTGGCAGAAATTATGTGGAAGCAGGCAACTACATTGAGAGGGTATTTCCTTTTCTTGATGTGAGATATATTGCTATCACAGATGATTTTGATACTGCAAGACCGGGAACTGATTTATCCGTACCGTTTAAGAATATTGTGAACGAATATTATTCCAAAGACCTTTCAAAGAAAGTAGAGACCGGAAAGCATAGTATTTGGGCACAGGGCGGCTTCAGCGAGGGAACGCCACCATATGGATATTACAGGGCTACAGATGGTTCAAGAAAGCTTTTGATTGATGAAGAGGTATCTGACAATGTAGTTAGAATTTTTAATATGTTTTTGGATGGGAAGGGATATGCTGGTATTGCAAAGACTTTGCAATACGAAGGAATTCTTTCACCTCCGAAATACAGATTCTATAAGTCAGGAAAGATTGAACTTGCTGAAAAAGCAAGAGAATGGCACTATTCGCATGTAAAAGAGATACTCCAAGGGGAATATTACATTGGAAATATTGTTCATGGAAAGCAAAGGAAGGCTCTTGATACCGGGAGAAAGAATGTTAAAACAGATGCATCAACATGGCAGCGAATAGAAAATGTTCATGAACCAATAATTGATAAGGACACTTTCTACAAAACAAGGGAGAGAATGGAGCATATCAAAAAGAAGCATTTAGAAGCATCAAAACCTAAAGCTGATGTTCCAAATAAGCCGGATAATATTCTGGTATATAAAACAAAATGCGCCTGTTGTGGAGGCAGTGTTTTGATTATCAGGCATCACACTTATTCGGACAGGTTCATGTATAAGTGCAGTAAGCGTAGAAAATTAACTGCATTGTGCGAGAATAAATCGTCTTATGAATACAATGAGGTTATGGACAGCGTATTTTCCGTTATCCGTCAGCACATGAATTTGTGTATTGAAAAAACAAAATTTGTTCAGAAAATGAACAGCAGAAAAGAGAATATTCTGCAATATGACATTTATACAAAACAGATAGCAAAGCTTCAAAATGATGTGAGAAGAATTACTGCTAACAAAAGCGGATTGTATGAAGATTACAGGGAACAGCTTATTACGGCAGAAGAGTTATGCCAGTATCAGAAAGAGTATGAAAGCAGAGTAAATGAGATTGAGGCTCAAATCACTGAGCTGCTTTACCGCAGAAGTCTCTATGAGAAAGATTTTCACATTGATGAAGGCTGGGAAGAAACCGTTAATAAGTATTTGTCAAAGAGGAAACTTACAAGGGAACTTGTGGAAGCGTTTGTATCAGAAATTGTATTTACTGATAACAATATAGAAGTAAAGCTTCTGTATGATGATTTCCTCAAGGAACTACTTGAGGTGGCAGAAGAGAGAGGTGGGCAGCAATGGATAAGACGGTAGCACTTTATATGAGATTATCGGATGAAGATGACAATTTGGCTGCTCATGAGGAAAGTAACAGTATTTCCCATCAGCGAAAGCTGATGCTTGACCATATTCAGAAACTGCCGGAACTAAAGGACTGCAACATCATTGAATTTGCAGATGACGGATATTCCGGAGCAGACTTTAACAGACCTGATTTTGTGAAAATGATGGAGTTGGTAAAGGCTGGTAAGATTCAGGTGATTGTGACGAAGGACTACAGCAGACTCGGACGAGATTATCTTGAAGTTGGTAACTATATGGAATGTATATTTCCGGTTCTTCAGGTAAGATATATCAGCGTGAATGATAATTACGATTCTGCTAACAGCTTTGGTTCAACCGGAGGTATGAGTGTTGCACTGAAAAATCTTGTGAATGCATTGTATTGTAAGGATGCATCAAAAAAGGTAAGAGCCGCTAAGGCAGTGTTGGCTAAGCAGGGAAAGTACATTGCTGCATTTGCTCCTTTTGGATACCAGAAAAGTGAAGATGATAAGCATATGTTAGTGCCTGACCCAGTAACAGCACCTGTTGTCCAGCTGATATTTGAACTGGCTATTAAAGGCATGAAATACACCGAGATTGCAAATTATCTGAATAATAATGGATATGATAGCATATTTGAGTATTACCAAAAGATTGGAGTTAAGAGATGTTATGAAAGGGATATTGGTGAGCACATGTGGAGTGCCAGTACAGTAATGGAGATTTTATATAATGAAGTCTATATTGGTTCTGTAATCAATAACAAGACGGCTGATAATATTGATACCGGTCATCAGGTTGTGCAGAGAGATAAAGAGGACTGGATAATTGTTGAAAACTGTCATGAACCATTAGTTTCTGTGGAAGACTTCAAGCTTGCTCACAAGATGATAGCAAGACGAGAAGTGACGAAGAGAAAACCAAATGGAAAGTGGCGTAAATCGTATATTCGCTGTGGAATATGTGGTAAGGGACTTTATAAATACGGAAATAAATCCTCATACAGATGCCACAACGGTCATGTGTCACGTATTAGAGGTGAAGAACTTGAGGCGACACTTCTAGACATTGCTAGAAATATGGCATTGGCTCAGTTGCAGGAATTTGAGTTGAAAACTGATGGCGGTAATTGTCCAGATAATCTTGAAAGGGAAATCGAATCACTTAAAAAGTCAAAGGCACACTATGCAAAGCTAAAGTTTGAGATATACGATGATTATACAAAAACAAATATCACTCGTGATCAGATGGCAAAAAAGACTGCAGAAGTTAAGCAGAAAATCGCAGAGATAGAAAGTCTGATTACAGAGAAGCAGGAAACACTTGATATGCAAAAGGATCTCTTTCTTGATGCAAAGCAGGAACAGCTAACAAAGCTTAGTAAGTTGGATGAGTTTGATGAAGAAGTAATCAGATATCTCATTGATTATGTGTTGGTGTATGATAATGAGCATATTGAAATCAGATGGAACTTTGATGACTTTCAGGCTGGATGATGGTATAATCAGTAGTAATAGCGAGAAAACAAAATTATAAAGAAGTAACATGGGGAATCTTGCTAAAGGTTCCCCATTGATAAAAAAAATTAATTTTTTTTTGTTTCTTACTTGACACGAGCAGAATGTCATCATGCGGCATCCAATACGTCTGTGGAATTATTGCAGAAAATCAATGCCAAATATGTATATGGAGTTTCGGCGACGCCGAAGCGTGGAGATAGCTTAGATAAAGTTATTTATATGTTGATAGGACCACTTCGTCATAGATTTACTGCATTGGAGAGAGCACAGGAGCAGGGAATAGGTCATTATTTTGTACCAAGGTATACAAGAGTTGTAGACACTGCTGACAGCAAGGATGACATTAACAAAGCTTACAGCCTAATTAGTACCAGTAAGGTGCGTAATGAGATGATTATAAGTGATGTAAAGAAAAGTATTGAGCTGAATCAGACTCCGGTTATATTAACCAGATTTAAGGAGCATGCAAAACTTCTGTATGATGCGTTGAAAAATGAAGCTGACCATGTATTTCTTTTGTATGGTGACAATTCCGACAAGGAAAATGCAGAGATACGAGTAAAGTTAAAGCAGGTTCCTAAAAATGAAAGTCTTATTTTGGTCGCAACCGGACAGAAGATAGGAGAGGGATTTGATTTCCCAAGACTTGATGTGTTGATGCTTGCTGCGCCGGTATCCTTTGAAGGACGTTTGGAGCAGTATGTAGGAAGATTAAATCGTGATTATGAAGGGAAAGAAGCTGTTTATGTATATGATTACATTGATGCTCATGTGAGATTCTTTAATAAAATGTACGGCAAAAGGTTGAAAACATACAAGCGAACCGGATTTTCCATATGGACGGGTGATGAACATACTAAGCAGATAATTAATGCTATATATGATTCTGGTAATTATACGGAAAAATTCGAGCAGGATATTGTAGAAGCGGAGAAATCAATTGTGATTTCCAGCCCGGATATACGACAGGACAAAATTGACAGATTGTTATTATTAGTAAAAGAACGTCAGGAAAAAGGTATACATGTAACTGTCATCACGACAGACCCGGAAGAAGTGGTTTATGGTAGTGCAGATGTATGTTATGGCTTGATTAACGAGATGAAACAAGTGGGAATAAATGTAGTGACGAAGGCAGAAGTTGAAGAACGATTTGCTGTTATAGATGATGAATTGGTATGGCATGGAGGTATGAATCTGCTTGGTAAGGTAGATATATGGGATAATTTAATGCGTATCAAAAATCATCAGGTGGCAGCGGAACTGTTAGAGATAGCACTTGGTACTACAACAGAATCTGAAGGAGACTGATAACTATATGAAAAAACAACTCAAATGCTACATCTACACCCGTGTATCCACCTCCATGCAGGTAGATGGTTACAGCTTAGATGCGCAAAAAGATAAATTGCATAAATACGCCGATTACCAAGATATGATTATTTCTGGGGAATACTCCGATGAAGGCAAATCCGGTAAAAGTGTGGAAGGCAGACCACAATTTCAGCAAATGCTTTCTGACATAGAAAGTGGTAAGGATAATGTGGATTACGTACTTGTATTCAAACTCTCACGATTCGGACGAAACGCAGCGGATGTATTATCTTCCCTTCAGAGAATGCAGGATTTTGGTGTTAATCTTATCTGTGTGGAAGATGGTATCGACAGTTCAAAAGATGCTGGTAAACTGATGATTTCTGTTTTATCTGCGGTGGCTGAAATTGAGCGTGAGAATATATTGGTACAGACTATGGAAGGGCGCAGGCAGAAAGCCAGAGAAGGTAAGTGGAATGGTGGTTTTGCACCTTACGGTTATCAGCTAATCAATGGTGAACTGCACATAGCAGAAGACGAGGCCGAGATTATCCGTATTATTTACGATAAATTTGCCAATACCACTATGGGGATTGCAGCTATTGCTACATTCCTGAACAACAGCGGATACAAGAAAAAGCTTCGTCAGAACAATACCATAGAAGGCTTTTCTACATCTTTTGTAAAAGGTGTTTTGGATAATCCGGTGTACTGTGGCAAGCTTGCTTTTGGCAGAAGAAAGAATGAGAAAATTCCGGGTACAAGAAATGAATATCATATTGTAAAGCAGGACAAGTATATGCTTAACGACGGTATCCATGAGGCAATTGTGCCAGAAGAATTGTGGAATCAGGTGCACAAAAAGAGACAGGAAACCGGTGTTGCCAACATCAAAACTCACAGTCTGGATCACGAGCATATTTTGTCCGGAATTATCAAATGTCCTATTTGCGGAAGTGGTATGTATGGCAATGTAAATCGTAAAAAGCATCCGGGCGGCGGACATTACAAAGATTATTTTTACTATGCCTGCAAGCACAGAACCTTTGTGAACGGTCATAAATGTACTTACCGTAAGCAGTGGAGTGAGGATAAAATCAACGCAGCTGTAGAAGAGGTTATCCGCAAGCTTGTGAATAATCCAAAATTCAAAACGGAAATACAGAAGCACATCGGTCAAAGTATTGATACGCAGGAGCTGGATAAAGAGCATACAGGCTTACAGGAGCGATTAAAGCAGGTTACCGGTGCCAAGAACAAGTTGGCAAATCAAATGGATAACTTATCTGTATCAGACAAGCATTATGACAAGAAATATGAGGATATGCAGGTGCGTCTGGACAAGCTTTATGATGAGATAGAAGAAATTGAAACTCTGATTGAAGAAGTAGAAACCAGACTGTATAATATTAGGCAGGAGAAAATATCCGGTGACAATGTGTATCAGTTCTTATTATTCTTTGATAAGCTGTATGACAGATTTACGGATATTGAGAAGAAAACATTTATGAAGAGCTTCCTTGCGGATGTGAACATTTATGAGGAAGAGCAGGCGGATGGAAGAATCCTTCGTAGTCTTAAGTTTAGATTTCCTGTGTTTTTCAATGGGAAAGAGATATACGAATTGGATTGGGACAATGAAAGTACCGTTGAGACGGTAGTCAAATTATCCCTAAAAAAAGATACACCTAAGATTGAGGTTACAATGGAGCCTGATGAAGAGAGCAACTACACACCAGAAGAAAAGGCTACTTATCAGAAGATTAAGGATTATGTGAAGAACAAGTATGGTGTGAATGTGCATACTTCTTATATTGCACAGGTGAAGCGGATGTGTGGTCTGGACATGGGTGAGAATTATAATAAGTCCAAGAAAAAGAATCCAGAGGTGAAGCAGTGTCCACAGGAGAAGGTGGAGTATATTAAGGATGCGTTGAGGTATTTTAAATTGATTTAGCAAAATTGATGGTGTGTCACGGCAATATCACTAGATACTCCTACAAAGCCTATAAATAAGCCATTTCTCGGCTGGAAAAGTGCTCTACTACACACTTACTACACGTTTTTAGAGAAATAGCTCGGTATGATTATATTAAATGGATAATTGACATTATGGTATATATGCCATATAATATTTACAAAGGTGATTACATGACAGAATTTAAACTGATAGCATATGAAAAAGAAAATGGCAAAGTTCCAGTAGAAGAATTTCTGGATTCTGTTAATCCTAAGATGCGAGCTAAAATATTTGGATTGCTTGGTATATTACAAGAAAAGGGAAATATGCTTAGAGAACCTTACAGTAAACATCTGGATGATGGAATATTTGAATTGCGTTGTAAATTCGGAAGTGATATTACCAGAGTTTTATATTTTTTCTATTATGAGGGAAAAATAATACTGACGAATGGATTTGTTAAAAAAACACAGAAAACTCCTAAAGAGGAGATTCAGATTGCAAAGGATAGAAGAAAAGATTTCATAGAAAGGGTGATGAAGGATGAGAACATTTGATGATATGCTTTCTAAGCAGTTAAAAGATGATGAGTTCAGAAAAGAATATGAAGCTATTCAGCCAGAGATGGATGTCATAAGAGCTATAGTGGATGCTCGTACTTCTCAGAATATGACCCAGAAGGAATTAGCTGAACGAACAGGCATCAATCAGGCAGATATCAGCAAGCTTGAGAATGGAACGAGGAATCCTTCTGTTAATTTACTTAAAAGATTAGCAGATGGTATGGGAATGGCTCTTAAGATTGAGTTTGTGCCTAAACAGAAAGCGTGATTATATGAAAATAGATTGATAATGCTTTGAATATAAAAAATGAAAGGATAATTTAATATGTATTTGACGGATGTTTCAATGCAATTAGTTAGTATGCTATTTGTTTTAATTATTGGTTTATATTTTTTTATGTTTGTTTTTAGTTTTTATAGAAGAGAAAAAAGAAGGACAAGAGAACAAGATGTAAGGAGATACACATATGAGTATTGTACAAAGGAAATGAATCTGCTAAATAAATATACAAATAATATAGCTCCAAATCGAGAAGATAAGCTTTTGGCTATTCTAAATTTATTCGACCGTTTAGCGGTAGGTGTGTATACAGAAGTGTTAAGTGAAGAAGTTGTTATTAGGTATTTTGGTTCTTATATGCGGAATTTTTATGAAGATAATCGGATAAGTCTTTTTGAAATGAGAAAAAGTAAAAATGATGCTGGACTATATGCTAATTATGAACAATTAATGGAGGAATGGAATTTAAGAAAAGAGAGATTTAAAAGTATGGATAGCAGGAGGAAAAAATAAATGCAAACACCATACAGTCAGATAATGGATTTTTGCAAGAATAAAAATGTATCGGAATTGCAAAGTAAAATATTACTCCATAAATTTTATAAAGACTACTATGAGGTAATTGAGAACTATAAAAAGAAAGAAAATAAAGAGCCAACGAAAGAAATACTTGAAGGATTTGAAAGTACATTGTTGAGTGAAACAACACTTCAGGGAAATTTGAAGTTGTCAGAGGAAGAAATTGAAATGGCATTAAGCAAAGAAATTAAGAAACATGATAGAATAACATCTGTAAAGAACTTTGGCTTATCAATATTATCTGGTGTCATTGCTTCATTTATTTTTACAATTTTATTGATAGTGATTTTAAATTTAGCTCAGAATCAAGTAAAAGGTTGGATTAATGATATGTATAAAACACAACAGGAAATGGAACAAACTGTTAACGAGGGACAGTAAATAGTTGATATTCAATTTTATACATGTCAAGAACATTAGGGAGAAGGAAATTGTCAAGGTTGTATCTATAGGACAAAAAATGTACGTTTTCGTCTGCAAAATGCTTATGTGGGACTGGTAGGTGACAATACGGAGTTATTGGATGAAACCTTAAATAAAAAAGTCTAAGCGTAAGCTTATTGAGAGCATGATAGCGGAAGTACACCTTCATCCAAAGGAAACATGGGAAGAGGGAAAGAATCCGATAAAAGAGATAAAGTACGCATTTCCAGTAAGTAAAGAGGTCATGGATGCTTTGAGGGAAAATGTTGCATCCGTGGAGACGGTATGTTTATTGTCCAAACTCCACGAAGCGAAGCATCATGTGAATGTCAGACTGGATGTGGATGAACTGGATTTGACATCTGCGGAGAGTAAGGCTACATACGAGGAGATTAAAAAATACGTGGCAGAGCATTATGATGGGATGAAGGTGTCTAATCTGTATATTGCACAGGTTAAAGCTAAGTATGGAATCATAGAGCGTGAGAATTACAATAAAGCAAAGTCAGATGATGACAGACAGCCTAAGTATCCTAAGGAGAAGGAAGAGGCTATTGTTGAGGCGTTGAAGTTTTTTCAGATGATATAGAGTTTCGTAAAAAATGTGAAATAGTGCATTATTTCTATTTTTTAAAGTAAGAAAGTGATATTATTATTGTAAAAAGATTATAGAGTAATCGGGAAATTTCGATTACTCTTTTTAAGTATGAAAAATTGATAGATAATAGCAATAAAATAAGGGGTGGTACAGATTAATGGCAAGAAAATCTATTGATTGGATGAAAACAATACCTGAGTTATTAAACGAGTGGAATTATGAAAAGAATAATATTATGCCTTCGGATATATCAATTTGGTCAAAAAATAAAGTATGGTGGAAGTGTAAATATGGACATGAATGGGCTTCGACTATGAATAGTAGGCAAAAAAAATCTAGTTGCCCTTATTGTGCTGGATTACTTCCGATTGTAGGAGTAAATGATTTACAGACAACAAATCCTGAATTAATGAAGGAATGGGATTATCAAAAAAATATTATAAAACCATATGAAATCAAGGTAGGAAGTGGGATGAAAATATGGTGGAAGTGTAAAGAAGGTCATTCTTGGGAAGCAACTCCAAATCATAGGAAAAAGGGACAGGGCTGTCCTTATTGTTCCGGTAAGAAAGTATTGGCAGGATTTAATGATATTAATACGCTAAGACCTAATATAGCAAAAGAATGAGATTATGAAAAAAATGAAAATAAAACCCCTGATATGTATACCGTTAAAAGCGGAAGTAAAGTTTGGTGGAGATGTAAAGAAGGTCATTCTTGGAAAGCAGTTATAGCAAGTAGAACAGGTAAAAAATATGTTCAATGTCCGTATTGTTCAGGTCGACTACCTATAGTTGGTACAAATGATTTGCAAACAACAAATCCTGATTTGATTAAAGAATGGAATTATGAGAAAAATAGTCCAATATACCCTTATATGGTAAAAAAAGGAAGCAATAACAAAATATGGTGGAAATGTGAAAAAGGACATGAATGGCAAGCTGAAATAAGTGCTAGAACAAGTGGAAAGTCAGGCTGTCCATATTGTGCAGGCAGAAAAACAATTCAAGGTGAAAATGATTTAGTATCTATTGAATCTAAATTATTATCGGAATGGAATTATAAAAAGAATGATGGTAAAAAGCCAAGTGATTTCAAAATGCATAGTGGAGCATTAGTGTGGTGGAAATGTGAAAGAGGACATGAATGGCAAGCTAAAATAGCTGATAGAAGCAGAGGTGATGGGTGTCCTTATTGCTCAGGAAAGAGACTGATGGTAGGATTTAATGATTTAGCACATGTATATCCTTATTTGGCTAAAGAATGGAATTATGAAAAAAATCAAGGAAAGATGCCAGAAGATGTAACATCAAAAGCAGGGATAAAAGTGTGGTGGAAATGTGAAAAAGGACATGAATGGCAAGCTTTAATAAGCAACAGAAGCAGGGGTGATGGGTGTCCAATATGCAATTCTGGAATTAGAACATCATTTCCAGAACAAGCTATATTTTATTACATTAAAAAAATATATCCAGATGCACTGAATCGATGTACACAACAATTGGGAGGAAAAAGAGAGCTGGACATATTTATTCCGTCAAAACAGGTGGGAATAGAATATGATGGTAGTGTATGGCATTCAAGTGAAAAGGCTTTAAATAGGGAAGTGAAAAAGTATGAAGAATGTATAAAGCAAGGCATTTTTCTGATACGTGTAAAAGAAAAGAATGGTGTACTAAAAGAAGGCTCTTGTGATGTGTTAATACGTACGGATAGTAACTATAATAATGAAACCTATAAAAAATTATTTTCTGAGCTGAATAATTATATTGATATTCCAGATGATATAGATGTTGTTAGAGATAGAATACATATTTTGGAGAATTATCGGACTGAATTGAAAAATAAATCAGTGGGTACATTATATCCTCATTTAGTTTTAGAATGGGATACTGAAAAGAATGGATTATTGACTCCCTTTATGTTTACACCAGGAAGTGGGGAAAAAGTATGGTGGATATGTAATATGAATCACAGATGGCAAGCATCAATCGTATCAAGAACAAAAGGAAGCAAATGTCCTTATTGTTCAGGTATTTGTGTTATCAGAGGGAAAAATGATTTAGCAACATTAAGACCAGATATAGCCGCAGAATGGAATGATGAAAAAAATGGGGAATTGAAGCCATGCAATTTAAAAATTAAAAGCAATAAAAAAGTATGGTGGAAATGTAAAAATGGTCATGAGTGGCAAGCTATTATTTCTAATCGGACAAACAAAAATCAAGGATGTCCATTTTGTAAAAAAGATGACAGTGAAAGTTAGAATAATAAAGTCTGATATTGAAATGTATATATCAGAAAAAAGACGTTTTAAGAACCTTTTATCATACCCACATAGGAAAAATCAAAGTACAAAAAGAGTAAACAGCACAACTGAAAACTTTGATTTTACACCGAGAGAATTCAAAGAAAGAATTAGAAACTCGAATCTATCAGTATTTTGAAGAAGTAGATTAAGGACCTGTAATCTACCATTGGACTTGTAAACTTGGTGAAGCCTCTGATACTGAGAGAGCAAATAGTTATTGTGTCGGTTGTTTATTATTCGGCGTACTAGTGAGTACTCCTATATTTCAAATGGAGTTTATGCTTGAAAGTTAACGCCAGTGTCCAGAAGATAAAGAGAGTGCAATTGTGGAGGCATTGAAGCATTTTAAGATGAATAGTTAATAAAGAGAGGTACATATGCTATGCCAGGTATACTCGTGGTCGAAGATGATGAAAATTTAAATCGTGGAATTACATTCTCGCTGAAAAAAT